GGATGCGCCCTCGCGGTGCCTCGGCAACGGCAGAAAACGCTCGATCACAGCGCGGCCCCGCTTCAAAACACGCGCCAGACCGATTTAGTGGGTTCGCTCGGGCTCAAGTCCGACAGGCTCCTAGAGTCGTCACTGGCTGTCGGGGTTAGTTCTCGCCGCGCCACTCACCGACTAAAGCGCGTCCGGTCTGCGGCTTTCGCCCCCGTACCGGCACGGGCAATTCAAACGAACGTGAAGCCCTCCAGCGTCACGCCCATGGCTTCCTCGGCCTTGGATGCCACGCCTAGACTCATTGCCAGCGCCACCAGGCCATCAATCCGGCCTGTTGCTTTTTGCTTGTCGAGCTTCCTGTTATTTGCTGGATCACGCACAACCACTGCATTGGCTGCGCACCAGGTCAGCAGCGGATTGCCACCGTGCGCGATGCGTCCATTCAGTAGCTCGGCTTCCAGCACATCAAGGGCAGGGCTGAAACTTTGGAACCCTTGCCCGAACTCCACCAGCGGCAGCTCGGCCCCCATGCGGTCTAGCTCCCGGCGCAGTTGGTCAATACGCCAGCGGTCGAACGCGATAGCCTGCACATCCATATCAGCGAAGATTTCCAGCATGTCGGCTGCGACGTGTTCCAGGTCAACACTGGCGCCTGGCGTCGTCCGTAGGATGCCCTGGCGGTGCCACACGTCATAGGGGGCACGGTCACGGCGGGCACGATCTTGCAAGCCTTGCTCTGGCGTCCAGAAGTGCGCCTGCACATGCCACACGCCATCTACTTGGCTCACCAGGACAAGGGCGGTCAAATCGGTGCGGGCGCTGAGGTCCAGGCCAGCGAACACGGGGCCGTCGAAACTGCGGGGATTTCCGCAGTTGGCCTTCCACACGTCCGGGCTGATGAATGGCGAGAAGGTCGAAACCCGCTGATTCAGTAGCAGATTGCGGGCGCTGTTTTCCATGCTCGGCATGCGCTGCGCCTGCGTCATCTGCTCGCGCAGGTCGTCCAGGCTGCGGAACAGTCCAAGGGCGGGGTTAGCGGCCTTCCAGGCGGCCTCGTCCATCAAGTCGCAGCCTTCGGGCGCGGCGTACAGGTGGCAGACGATGCGCGGATCGTTGGACTGGCGGGCGTCGTCTAGCCACTGTGAAAACAGATCCGCGTCCCCGCTCGCTTGTGTACTGATGGCGATCAGCAGCGGCGCTTCGTGGGCACCTTGCGAAGTCGTGATGGCGTCGATGAAGTCAGACTGAGGGCCACGCACCTGGCCGATTTCATCGAGCAGGGCAAGCGACAAGGAAAGCCCATGGGCGGTTTTGCCGTCAGCAGCAAGGGCCTTGTATTCCACATTCAACGGCAGGCCGATCAGGCGTTTCCCGCTGGGGATGATCTTCACCAGGCTAGACAGCTTGGGCGATAGCTGCACCATCTTGCTGGCGAGTGCAAAAATCAGTGACGCCTGTTCTTTGCTGAGTGCGCCTGATGCGATTTGCGCGTTTTGCTTCGCCTCGGGGCCTACCAGGTGGGCCAGCAGCAGGCCAGCGATAAGGCCGGATTTCCCATTCTTGCGGCTCACGCTCAGGATGGCGCGGCGGGTGCCTTCGGGGTTGTCGTACACGTCCCGGATGAACTGCTTTTGAAACTCAGCCAGCACCATGGGCTGGCCCACGCTCGCGCCCTCCGGCGTCACACAAAAACGCTGGATAAATTCGATGATGCGGGCGGCTCGGGTCATGGTTTGATAGGCGGAATTGCGCCTATACGGCGCGCAGCCTCGGGATAAGGTCGTCCCCATCTTCCTGGCGTGCGGCGCGCTCCAGCTCGGCACCCTTGGCAATGTCAGCAGAGCGGCCCACCGTGGCCACCGTGTTGACCGCAATGGCGCGAGTGAGGGCAAGGGCAAGGCGGGTCAGCTTCATATGCTCATCTGAGCCAATGAGTGAAGCTTCAAGGGCGCATTGCACGCGGGCAAGGTTTGCCGCCGATGCCAGGTCAACCGGGTTCCAGGTATCTCTCGGCCTGGCCTGCACGATGGCGTCCCAAAAAGGGCGGGCAGCAGGTGGCACCAGCACATGGGCGGGCGGCTCCAATGGCCCCAGGGCTGCGGCTTGGGTTGCTGCGATGGCGGCTGCGGTGCTGTCGGAGCGCTTGCGCTTGGGTGTCAGCTTCATGATTGCCTATTTTTTAAGCAGTCAGCATTAAAAGAAGGGGAACAGGTCGGTTCGGAGCCTTCAGCCGCTGGTGATTTCTGGTCTGACACGGCATCGCCAAGGCCACCAGACGGGCGCACAGCGGCCCCATTCCAGTGGTGTGAGGGGTTGATAGGGTTGCCGTCCACATCGCATCCCTGGCGTGCGGGTCTGCCGTACAGCTCGGCCATGGTCTTGATCGAGTGGCAGGGCTTGCAAAGAGCTTGGAGCGCGTCCCGGCTGTTGTCTGCCGCACCACGCATGTGGTCAACCTCAGTTGCTGGCACCGTCAAACCTTGGGCGGCGCAGTGCCTGCAAAGTGGTTCCTCTGCCAGCACCTGTTTGCGGAGCTTGCGCCAGGCGTCAGAGTTGAGGGGCAGCAATCGCCCGTTGTCTGCCTTGCGCCAGCGCTTGGTGCGAATGTCTGCCAGCTTCAAGGGCGGGCGCACGTCTTCCAGCATCTTCAAGCCTCGGGCCTTCCAGGGGTCTAGCATCTTCATGCGGCGGCCTCCTGTTGCTTGCTCGGGTACGGCAGCGGCGCAGGGGTGCCATTTGAAGTTGCACCCTTTGCAACCGGCTCAGAATCGAGCCCGTCGATAGCGGGCAGGTTCTCCAGCTTGCGGGCTTCGCTCTTGAGCATCCATCCGTCGTTGATGCCGGAGCTGTAGAACGCGGCGCGGTTGGCACTGTCACCACGCAACAAGCCCTCCACCTGATGCTCGGCAAAGTACACGCGGCGGCCTGCGTCTGTCAGGCACTTGGCAGCGATGGCCTGTTCCCATGCAACCAGGTGGCGGCGCAGTGTCTGCGTTACGAACTGGCGCGCCATCTCCACGCTGTTGGAGTAGTTGCCGTTGCGCAAGTCTCCGATGACCGTGGGCGGCACGCGGAACAGGCGGGCCACTTCTTCCACACTGAACTGGCGGGCGGCGATCCACTCGGCATCTTCCAGCGTCATAGACAGGGCTTGGAAGTCCACGCCTTCCTCAAGAATCGCCGTGCGGCCACTGTTGGAGCCTCCAGCGTGTTGGCTGCTCCAGCTCGCGGCAATGGCGGTGCGCTGCTCGGGCTTGAGGCGTCCGGGGAACTTGAGCACGCCCAGCAGCTTGGCACCATTGGTGAAGGTGTTTCGGCCATGCTCGTTCTCGGCTTGTGCCAGCTCCACCACGCCCCTGGCCGCAGCGATAGGCGATACACCTAGCACGCCGTCATCACCCAGGCGGTGGCGAAGGTGCAGCACCTCGTGGGCCAGCAGGCGGGTTAATACCCCGTCCTTCGTGTAGTCGTACACCAGGCCGGAGCTGGTGCGCTGCACTGTCACGTTATCGGGGTTCAGCGGCCACAGTTCCCGCACCTGGCCGTCATAGCCACGCACCAGGCGCGCAAAGGCATTGCCGCGCAGCAGCACGCACGCTTGCATGTACTCGCGGGCCTCGAGGGCGGTTTGCTCGGGGTTGGCTTGGTCGTGCAGTACCCGATACAGCGGGTGGTCTGATGCGCGTTCGCGGTCGTCGCCGTTGCGCTTGAACAGGATCAGCGGCAGGCTGGCCGTCGTTTCGCTGATGGCTTGGACGCAGGCATAGACAGCCGATACACCTTGCGCGGTGGCAGGCGTGACGGCACCAGCAGCAGGCACCAAGGGCCAGCCGTTGACGCCGATGGTGGAGCGGCGCTCCAGGCCCACCAGGGACAGGGCGCGGGTGATGATGCTCATGCGCAAGTCTCCAGCCACAGCAGGTTAAGGTCGCGGCTCAGGGCAGCAGGGCGGCTGCGCATGGCTACGGTGGTGTCTTGATAGGCTGGGTCGGCGGTCAGGGTGATTTCAACCAGATCAACGTCCAGCAGCTCACGCACTAGCTGGCTCCCGCGCTGTTCCCAGCGGTCTCCACCATCGCGGACACGGAACCCAAAAGAACACCCCGCAACGTCCCCACGATCCACCAGAATTGCCAGGTCACGCCCATGGGTGGTGTCGGGCAAGGCCAGCTCAAAAGCAAGGCCCTGCGGCGTTTCCCGAAGTTGCAAGGTGCCGCCTCGGGTGGTGCCCAGCAGCGCAGAGCCATCGTGGTGATAAAGGGCGCGGATGTTGGAACCCGTCGCCAGCGATTTGGCGAAAGCGCCAGGGCGGATCACTTCGGAGAATGTGCCCAGGTTTGCCTCGGAATTGAACACGGCGGCGATGCCGTGCAATGTCTTGTTGCCGGTCGCCTTGAGCGTGCCGTGTCCGCGTAGTTCCAACATGCCGCAACCCTCGGTTAGATGGTCATGTCGTCGGCCACCACGAACGCCTTGGGATGGCGCACAACCGCATCCATGGTGTGCATGATGCGGAGCTGAACATCGCCCTTTTCGTAGTAGCCCGTCGCATAGGGGTTGGCCAAGATTTCAGTGACGCCAAACTCTCCAATGACGATCTGGCTGAAGTCGCCAGCGATCACGCGGCCTTTGTCTGGTGTGCCGCTCTTCGCGTCCAATTGGTTGCTGATGTAGGCGGGCAGGCCAGCCACGCGGCCACCGTCCATCAAATACACGCTACCGGCGCTGGCGTCCTTCAAGGTGGTTTGCAGCTTCGTCGCAGCCTTGGC